AAGGAGAAGGGCAAAGCGGAGGTTGAGGAGCTTTGCGAGAATGACGATTTAACCGAAAAACAAAAGCTTTTCTGCATTTATTACATCAAGTGTTTCAATGCAACAAAGGCATACCAGAAAGCTTATGGGTGTTCGTATGAAACGGCTATGGTCGAAGGGAGTAAGACCCTAAGAAACCCTAAGATAAAAACCGAAATCCTCAACCTGAAGCAGAACAGGTTTAACCGAGAGCTGTTACATGAGGACGACATCTTCCAAAAGTACATGGACATAGCCTTTGCGGACATAACCGATTATGTGGAGTTTGGCAACAAGGAGATTGACGTACTAAACGAGGCAACAGGCCAGATGGAAAAGATGAAGGTCAGCTACTTGAACGTCAGGGATTCCAACGGGGTTGACGGAACGCTGTTAACCGAGGTCTCAAAGATAAAGGGCGAGGTCAAGGTAAGGCTTGCCGACAGGATGCAGGCCCTCAAATGGCTCGCAGACCACATGGATTTGGCAACGGAGGAACAGCGTGCAAGGATAGCGGCGTTGAAGGCGAAGGATATCAACACCAGCGAAGAGGGGGACGACCTTGAAGACTGGATTGGAACAGTCGTGGGCAGTGCAGACAACGGAGCGGAGGGTGCTAATGACGGATACAGACAAGAGGGAGAGGCGCAGGGCGTTCTTCCAGGACAGGATACCGAAGTACAGGATTGACCCTGTGCTGTTCGCCAGGGAGGTTATGATGTTCGAACCCGACGAATGGCAGAAAAAATCGCTGCGGGATTTGGCGTGCAGTACCAAGGTTGCGGTCAAGTCAGGTCAGGGTGTCGGAAAGACCGGAATGGAGGCGGTAGCACTCCTGTGGTTTTTAAGCTGCTTCCCATACCCGAGGGTGGTGGCTACCGCACCGACGAAGCAGCAGCTTAACGACGTGCTGTGGTCGGAGGCAAGCAAATGGCAGGAGAGGTCGCCCCTGCTGAAAAAAATCCTGAAATGGACAAAAACATACATTTACATGAAGGGCTGTGAGAAGCGGTGGTTTGCCGTTGCAAGGACTGCCACGAAGCCCGAAAACATGCAGGGCTTCCATGAGGACAACATGCTGTTCATAGTGGATGAGGCCTCGGGTGTCGCAGACCCCATCATGGAGGCGATACTCGGAACACTTTCAGGAGGCAATAACAAATTATTGATGTGCGGGAACCCGACGAGGACTTCCGGCACATTTTTTGACGCATTCCACAGCGACAGGAATATATATGCACTGAATACAATATCGTCACTTGACAGCCCAAGGACTAACAAGGAAAACCTTAACTCACTGATACGCAAGTACGGAATTGACAGCAACGTGGTGAGGGTGAGGGTGCTGGGGGAGTTCCCAGAGCTTGATTCGGACGACACATTTATAAGGCTTCCAATTATCGAACATTGTACAATGCTTGACCTTCCGGAAGGCATTCCCGTCAGAAGGATATCCTTCGGGGTGGACGTTGCACGCTACGGCAATGATGAAACTGTAATAGCCTCAAATGTGGGGGGAAGGATAACGCTGCCAGTAATATTTAACGGGCAGAGCCTTATGACGACGGTTGGGAAGATAGTCCAACTGTACAGAAAGACGGTTGCCGATTTCCCCGCATACAAGGGCAGGATATATGTGAACATAGACGACTGCGGGCTCGGCGGCGGGGTGACTGACAGGCTTGCAGAGGTGAAGCGCGAGGAGAACCTGACGCGGATGGAGGTCGTGCCGGTGAATGCGGCGGGCAGGGTGCCCGATGACGTGACCGGTGACGGGGTGACAAAGGCGTGCGACCTGTACGACAACCTTACAAGCTATATGTGGGGCACGGTGAGGGAGCTTATGCGCAACGAGGAGGTGAGCCTCCAGAATGACAATGACACGGTGGCTCAGTTCTCATGCAGGAAGTACAGGCTTTCAAGCAGGGGCAGGATAATCCTGGAGACAAAGGAAGAGATGAAGAAACGCGGGATAAGCTCACCCGACAGGGCTGACGCGGTCTCGCTTTCATGCTATGAGAAGAAACTATTCAATATCAACAGCCTGATAAGCTGATTTGGAACGAGGGGTGCGATAGATGGGCGCTATACTTGACAAGATAAAGGACCGCTTCCGAATGGACGGCTATATTAACCTGCTCAACAGGTACGGAACCAGCAACGACGTGTCGGAGCATTACGAGTTCGAGGCGGAACAGCCTGTTGCGGATGTTGAGCTTACGGTGAACTACGAGGGCAACGGGCTCTTTGCAAAGATAATAGACATCCCTGCGGATGACGCCGCAAGCGGCGAAATCGAACTCGGCATCGGGGATAAGGACATTGAGACGTTTATAAACGACTCCCTTGACGAGCTGGAGTGCGAGGAGAAGATTGCAGAGGCGCTCAAATGGTCGAGGCTTTACGGCGGCGCAATAATCGTGATGATGATAGATGACGGCGGCGGTCTGACTGACCCCGTTGACTGGGACAACATACACGGCATTGACGAGCTGATTGTCTTTGAACGCCCGCTGGTCACACCAGACTACAACAGCATATACAATTACAGGCCGGGGGACAGCAGATGGTCAAAATTCGGAATGCCCGAATACTACGACGTGTCGCCCATGTACGGCTCGCCGTTCAGGGTGCACGAGAGCAGGTGCCTGCTCTTCAGGAACGGCTCAATGCCACAGTCGGGCACGAATACCGAGTACAGGTTTTTCGGAATCCCCGAATACATAAGGATACAAAAGGCGCTGCAGGAGACGGTCACCTCCCATGGAAACGGGGTGAAGCTGCTCGACAGGGCGGTGCAGGCAATATACAAGATGGAAAACCTTGCCCAGATGCTTGAAACGGAACAGGGCGAGGACATGGTGCTGAGGAGGCTTGAGATTATCGACATGGCCAAGGGCATCATCAACAGCATAGCGATAGACAAGAACGAGGATTATGATTACAAGACCGTGTCATTCACGGGCGTGAAGGACATAATAGACTCCACCTGCAACATGCTGTCCGCAGTCACGAACATACCGCAGACCAAGCTGTTCGGACGTTCACCCGCTGGCGAGAACTCAACAGGCGAGGGCGACATGGAGAACTACTACACCTACGTGGGCAAGATACAGAAGCTTAACCTCAAGAAGAACATGGGGGTGCTCATAGACGTGGTGCTGCAGGCTGGCAGGTACAAGGGCGAGTTTGAGGAAGTCCCTGACTATAAGCTGGCATTCAAGCCGTTGTGGAGCATGAGCGATTCAGAGCAGGCGGATGTCGACCAGAAAAAGGCAGCCACGGAGCTTACAAAGGCACAGACCGCGCAGGTTTACGTTGACATGCAGGCGCTGGATGCGTCAGAGGTCAGGAAGAGGCTTGCGGAGGACGGTGAGTTCACGGTCAATGACATACTTGACGAGGGCGAGGTGGACTGGAACAGCATAGAGGCAGGCGGAATCGGGGGAGAGTCCGAGGAGACATCGGGAACGGCGTTATCCACAGAACAGGATGCGCCTGATGAGACGGCTGATGATTCAGCCGATGTTGCAGTACGGACAGCCCCCATGGGATGCGGTGTCATCGTTATAAAAGACGGCAGGATACTTGCAGGCACCAGGAAGGACAACGGGCTCACCTGCGGTCCGGGCGGACACATTGAACCAGGTGAGACACCAGAGGAGGCGGCAATAAGGGAGACAAGGGAGGAGTTCGGCATATATGCCGCCAACATAATCCCATTGGCTGTGATAGACGGTATGCCAGACGGCTACTGCCCTTCACAGACATACCTGTGTACCGAATTTTACGGAGAGCCAGTGTGTTTCAATGATGAGATGAAGGACGCAAGGTTCATGTCCATGGCGGAGCTGCACAATGAGGAGCTGTTCCTGCCATTCGAGCTGTCAATAAAAGAGCTGGTCAGACAGCTTGCAAATCCACAGTCTGAAAACATTGACGGCGGACCAGGTTCGGGAAGAAAACCAGAGGGTGAAAAAGAAGTTGAACCGTTGAAAAATTCTGAAAATAGTGGTATTATTGCAAGTGCAAAGGGTGCGAACTCTTTGGAAGTTAAAGGTTTTAAGAGTAGTCAGCATTTGAATAACCATTGGCTGAATGGCAGAACTCATCAAGAGGAGTATGCAAAAGATGGAATAACTACCAAAGAGCAATATGCACAAAGAGCAGTGGAACTTGCAGAAATGCCAGTCGGAGGGACAATACAGGGTTATAAGACCAAAGAGGGATATGTTTGCCGATATGATACAAGCAAAAATGATTACGTCAAGGCAGATATCAAAAAAGGTATTAGAACCATGTTTAAGCCTGAAGATGGAGAAAAATATTATCAGGAAGAACTAGCGAAAGAAGGTATTGAAGATGACTAATGGAAAGCATATGTGCCCTGTGTGTGGAAAGCATGAGTTTGAAGAATATGATTCTTATGAGTTTTGCCCAGAATGTAAATGGATTGATGATGCTGTATTAACAAAAAATCCTGATTTGAGAGGATATTACAAGATGAGTCTTAATGAAGCCAAGAAGGCTTACAATAACGGACAGAAAATAGTATAATTAAAATTGAGTAGAATCTTGCGGTTGCGCAAGGTTCTTTTCTTATGCAAAAATTCACGTCTGAATACCATGTTGCATATTTGAGGGCTGTAGCATATATTTTTTGCTTAATTATAACAAGGTTATACAAGGGCATCCCGAAAGGGGTGTTCTTTTATTTTACATTTTTTTAAGACAAAATAGCAGGAAAGGGAAGGTGTTGGCTATGTACAGGGGTACCACTCCGACATTTGTATTTGAAATAGACACTGGGGGTGTCGAGCTTGATGTAAAGACCATATGGCTTACTTTCAGCCAGGGAAAGGTAGGCATCACCAAGACACAGGATGACGTGTACGTTACGGAGGACAGCCGTATTATAGTGACACTCTCACAGGATGAGACCCTGCAGTTTGAGTCGGGGAAGACGGTGGAGGTGCAGGCGAGGATACTTACCACGGAAGGAAAGGCACTGGCAACGGAGATACTGCAGATACACGCAAACAGGATTCTTAAAGGAGGTCTTATAGAATGAAGCTGGGGGCAGCAAAGGACGATTCATCAATGCGG